GGGGTTGGGGTGTGTGTGTGTGTGAAGATTTTCCCTTGTGGTTTTTTTTATTTGTGTGTTATTTTTTTTTGTTCTGCGTCTCCGTTGGCGCTTTGTTTTGTTTACTCCTCTATTATATTTTTTTTGCGTCTGACTGTTAAGTTTTTTTATTTTCGGGCGTGTTGTTTTTTTTATTGACACTGTGTCAATGGTTGTATATACAACAATCCGTGTCCCGCTAAGTTACGGTAACGTAACCGTAGCCTACCGACCGGTAAGTAGGTGTTTTCCAGTGTTTTGCTTCGTTTTGTTTTCGGGCGTGTTGTTGTTTTGTTTGTGTTATAATGTAGTTATCCGCTTCAAGGGAAAGGAAAATAAAATGAACATCATTCTTAATCATAAGCATGACGCGGAAGTTCAGTCTCTGCTTGACAAAGCCAACTATCTTGCTCGCACCCGCACCGTCGATATTGACGATGTGTACGACGCTGTTTATATTATCGAACGGAAGTTCGAGGATTGCACTAGAAAGAGTTTGGAGAGTTTGACTGTTCATGTTGATTTAAACTCTCAAGACTTTCCAAACGCCTATCACGGCATTCCTATGAGTACTCAGTTTGTGCTTGGTTATGAAAAGCGTTCTTGGAGTTTCCTTCGCGCGGAACGTTCGCGTTGTGATAAGTTTAAGAAGTATGACGTGAGGTTGACTGACGCCATGCGTGAAGAGTTGCTGAAGCATTTCGAGTCGTTTAATCGCTGACTGGTAAGTGTTGGTATGTTCGTTTCCGTCTTCGTTATCTGCACGTGCGTTATCGGCATTGTTGTCGTTTTTGGTATGATATAGGAGTGGTTGCTTTAATGGTATTCCGGTTCATTGGATGCGCGATTCTGTTTTTCACGCTCGTGGTGGGCATTTCTCTCGCCGTTGTCGGCTTGAGTGATTCCGCGCACGATGATTTTCGTAACGTGATGTCGCTTATTGCCATCACGGTGACATTGTGTTTGGTTGCCGCCGCTCTATTGGTTTTTGTTGTAAAGGGGGCCTGAGATGGCTTATTGTGATATGAAGATTGCCAAGTTTCTCTCGCAATATCAGGATGGCGTGGTGGAGTTGTGGTATTGTCTACATGATCACTCGTACCAGCTGAGGTATGGCGTGGGATTTCGGTCTCAGAACGGCGGTTATTTCACCGTCGCAACGGCTTCGTACGATGCAAGCGATAACGCTCAAGTTGCATCCCTCATGTTGGACGCCATCGACATTGCTCGCACGCCGCTCTTGGAGAGAAGTTAGTCATGTATTTTCGTGGTTGGATACATTCGTGGATCTGCGGCACGTGTCCGGACGCCGACAGTTATTGGCGGTTGCGCGCTTTTTGGGCTGGAAGACAGCATAAGCGGAGCGCCACTAATCCGCCGAAACGATGTCCTAACCGATGGTTGTGGGCGGCCATGTGGATATATGGCGATAGTGATTTTGTTGACGAATTGGAGTTTTAAGCATGTATAGCACTTTTGTCGCTCTCGCATATTTGAGGGACGCGCACAAACCACCCATCGAAGTCGGTTACGCGCCATCGTACAAGGATGCGGCGGATCTGATTAAACGTTGGGCGGCTATCCGCTCTCACACGGAGAATATCAGCTATTTTCGTGTTGAGGAACGGTATTATGTTTAGGCGCGGTGATGATAGGCGGCCTATCTACCGTATGCGTGACTTCGACGATGCCATTATGGAAAGCAAACGTATCGTACGCGCCACAAAAGGACATAAGCGTGAGCTTAACTTGAAGCGGTTTGACATGGGATACGGTGATTTTGAAACGTGCTGCCGTGCCGTGAACATGCTGTGCGAACTGTGGCGTGACACGCCTAGCGCATGGTTTTCGCAAGCGATTGTCACCGTGTCGCAGATATGCGGAAGTCTGACCATGTGGAACGGACTCGCCGCCGCTCTATCTCGAACGTTCGATGTGGAATATTTGGACGGCTCTATCAATCCGCCTAACCTGATTGCATGGTGTGCCGTCTGCGCCGTCAAGGGCGGCACGTCATACGACTGTTGCACGATTTTCGACAACCTGCAAGCGCGAAACTTGATTATCGCAGTGTTCAAAAATTTTGACAGACTGGACACGACACGATATAATGACAATGAATTGCAAAAAATTTTACAAGGAGAGTGAACACATGGCTAGGACTAAAACCGATATTTTCCGCACGCGCGTCTACGCCGTACTCAAAGGCATGGAATTGGTTGACGGCGACTTCATGGAAGCCGAACACGTTATCGACGGGCGACTTAAGGACGAACGCGCATATTCGATTCGTGCGAAAAGACTGTTTCCGAACTTCATCCCGAGTTCCATCGAAATTTTTTCGCAAAAAGTCTCCATGAATGAGGAGACTTTTTACAAGTATGCGACTTTCGAGGAACCGCAGAAGTGGAACCCACTGGAACATACAAAACGACACGCCGACATTGAAAATAATGAAGACGTGTGATATAAAAGATTTTAGGCATAAGCCTGAAAACAAATAACAACAATCTAGGAAAGGTTAAACAATGGAAAACAACAACAATACCGCACTCATCGCATTCAACACCGAAAACACCGAACTCGGCACCGTCCAGCACTTCATCGACACCTCGACACGTGAAGGCAAGATCAAGCTCTATAGCGCACTGCAAAACGCGGAAAAGCTTGATGAACACCTTAATGAGCCGTTGAACATGACGAACGCCGTCGCTCAGGCAGTGCAGGTGACCGACGACCAGACCGGAGAAATCTCCAACACCGTGCGCGTCATTATCGTGACCGACGATAACAAGGCGTACGCGGCCACCTCACCGACTCTCGCTGCGGGACTGAACACCATGTTCGGTATTTTCGGCACGCCGAACACTTGGACGGAACCGCTGTGCATCAAGGTTGTGGAACGTCGTTCACGCCGCGGGTTCAAGTTTTTCAGCATTGAGCCGGTGGATGAGGAAACCAAGTGAACAGCTTGCTATAATCGTTAGATAGCGTTCATTCATAGAGAGAGCACCTATTTAGGTGCTCTCGCCACCTTAAGGACTGTGCCATATGTCTCGAAAGCAGAAGCATGTCAAGGCACGTCAGGCCGCGCAAGCACGCGCCGCACGTAACATCAAACAGCTTGGCGCTTACTCTCACTCGAATCTCGCCAAAACCGCCGACAAACAACTAGTCAACATCGCCAAAACGCTCGGAAATGAGTGGGAGCGGCAGAAGAAGCAGGCCATAGCGGAAGCGAAAGCGACACCATATCATGCCACCGCAGTGGAGAAACCGACAAAGAAAGACTACATGTTCGCTCAACGCACGCCAATCACCAACGCGCAGATTGACGCGGAACCGGTGGCGAAACGACGCAAACTGCTCAGACAGCAGCAGCGGAAAATCAATGCGGCACGACGGAAAATCAACGAGTGGAACAAGTCTCAGGCCATGCCAGCGAAAAGCGTGTATGAGCAGCGTGTGGCCGAAATCACCGGAAGCACCGGCGAAAGTTTCGGACGTAACCAGATAATTCCGTCAAAACTCACCGATTTTCTCCAAATGGTGAACGTGTTGTCAGATGAAGCGTTCGTTCGCTCCCAACTGGAAAGCGGACATCGTAACGAACTGCTTGAGCAGATGCATGACGCCGCCGAAATACTGGGATTGCGCACCGAACGGAAAAGCAAACCGTCTAAAAAGCGGAAGACGGGCAAACAAGGCAAAGACTTGTATGGTGAGCATGAATGGCCATCATACATGTCACGCGGACGGTACGAAGTGTTTGAAAAAATTTTAGCCACCACGCTCGGCTCGAAACGGTTGAAACGATTCCGCCAACTATCGGCCGCGCAAAAACGCGCGTTCGTTGAACAGACGGACGCCCCGCGCGTGGTGTTCGACTGGACTGTGTATGATCCAGCGCGCCACGGCTTCACTTCGATATTCCGTGACAACAGCAAGGGCTATCAACGCTCAAGGCGGCAGTTCGACAGGTGGATGACGGAAGCGGGCGTGCTGGAAAAGTAACGGACGGTAAACGAGAAAAGTTGTACCATGATTACGCAGCAGGATAAAAGAGTGGGATTATGGTGTGCGGATAACGTCATACGCTTTACGGACGGCACCGTCCTGCGTAGCATCACCGCACCTAACCGCCTTTTGGCGTCCATCATGTCAGGCGGCAGACTCACCGTCTACATGACCGATCCAGACGTTTTAGATCCGTTCGTGGCACATGTCGTACATTCCCTCCCTCACAACGAGCATAATTCCAACTTGAGCTGGGATGCGATAGTGTCGAAAAAAGGCAAGTTTTTCGGCTTTAGCGTGCGTATTGATAAAGAGAACTCGGCACGTTTTTTCGACATATCGAATCTTTTACGAGAGAACTGCCGTATCACCATGACCGACACGCAACTGCTCAACATCCTGCGAGAATACGACGATCGTGGCTTATGCAAGATAACGGCAGGTGGTGCAAGCATGGAGGCGTTCGCGTCCGGCGAGTGGAAATGGTTTTACGACAAATTTCCACAGCTTGAGGATGAAACCAAAAAGTCATTGCATGACGCCTATATAGGCGGCTTCATGCTTGTCAAAGAAGGGGTTTATGGCAAGGCTGTCGACGTTGACTGTAATTCTATGTATCCGGCTATATTACGAGATGAGTGGCTGCCGTGGAGCGAACCGGAACCATACGAAGGCCGATACGTGCAGGACAATGACATGCCGTTGCATTGCGACGAACTCACGTTTCGCGCGGAACTCAAACCGGACGGATATCCTTTCCTGCTCGACAACCGCAGCGTGTACGGACTCAACCGACTTACCTCGACACGTGGTTACATCACGCGTGTACTTACCGACATTGACCAAGAACTGCTTTACCAGAATTATGACGTGAGTATATACCGGCACGTTAGAGGGTGGAAGTTCAGGCGCTCCAAAGGCTTCTTCCGCTCGTTCATAGATGAGTGGGGGGGGTTGAAACAGCGGGCGACGGGCGAGACACGGCAGATGGCGAAACTCATCATGAACGCTCTTGTCGGCAAAATGGCGAGTCTGCCAAAAGGCGCCGTCATGCTACCAACCTCCAAAGACGGCATCACGTTGGACTGGAATGTCACGCAACGTGAAGAATCGAATCTAAAAACCGACTATCTTCCCGTGCCTATTTGGATCAACGCCTACGCACGCCGCAAGCTTATGGACGTGTGCCATGCGAACGCCGACCGGCTGCTATATGCCAATACGGACGGTTGCATACTGAGCGGTTGGGGGCCGGTGAAATCATGTGACATCCATCCAACCGAAATCGGCAAATGGAAAATCGCCGCACGATACGAGAAATTGACTATCCTTGGCATGAACCGCTATCAAGGTTGGCGTGATGACGGTGAAGTGGATGTCTGCATGGCCGGAAACGTGTTTACGGAACCTATTCCGTACGAGCAATTCCGGCATGGCGTGCAAGTCATGGATGATTATGGCACAATGGTCATGCTATAATGTTCGTGTCTTCCTGAGCATTGATTTTCGGCTGGGAGCAACATAAGTCGGATTGCCACGGCTGAAAACGCCGCCGACTATGGAGTCGCTACCGTGGCGGTAGTGCCCTACGGATTTTCGACTTGATGCTCATATAGGACGTTCCGACCCTCCGTGATTGGAGGGTCATTTTATTTTCCGCCGCATGATATAATTTTAATGGAAATACTACCAGCGTAAGGAGCATTTGCATGGCAGATCCAAATACCGAAGGCGAGGAAACCACCACTCCGCCGCCGACCGAAGAGGAACAGCAGACGGAAACCGTGGATGATGAAGTCAAGCCGAAAGAAGAACCGGAACCGGAACCGTCCGAACCGGACGTAAGCGCGCGCCTTGACAGTATCGAAAAGGAATTGGCCGCATTGAAGGCCATGCTGGACACGCTCGGCTACACCGAACCGGCACCGTCCGACAACGACGGCGACAACGACGGCGACGGCGAGTCAATCGAAGATTTGTTCGACTAAAAGAAAGGTATAAACAATGTCCAATATTCGACCACTTGCAGGTAAAGGTGATGTTGAGATTTTCAACGCCGTACGTAGTGCCACCTCTCCCCAGTTTCAGGTGCGCATTCCGTCCGCCACTCAAGGCAATATTCGCAACGCGGTGGATACCATGCGCAACTTCCCCTATCTGCGCGATGAGTTCACCGGCGTGCTGATTCAGCGTTTGATTGGCCTTTACGTCCAACATGCCGACTGGGATGATCCGCTTAAGCTTATTGGCTCGCCGCGCACCCTCAAGCGCTACGGCAGCACCTACGAACAGGCGGCAGTAGGCTTGGTCAAGGCACGCACTCGTAATTTCAATAAGGAGTATCTTGGAGATGACGTGTATGGCCGTTACTCGCTGCCGACTGCTTCGGTGTTCCACCCCCTTACTTTTGACCATTATTACCCCGTTACCGTTCCGGAGGATGCGCTGCTGACCGCATTCGACGGCGAAAGCGGCATGTCGGATTATATCGCGGAGATTATGAACGCTCCGATTCTATCCGACCGAAACGACATGTACCTCATGAAGGTGCAGACGTTCGCGGAATACGCGCGTAAGGGCGGTTTCTACCGCGTGCATACCCCCGACGTTGGCAAGGCCGACTCGACTGAAGCGGACGCGAAGGGTCTCTTGCGTCTCATTCAGCAAGTGGCGAATGAACTCAAGGCGTCGCCAATGAGCGCCATGCCACGCTACAACGCAATGAGTTGGGTCACCCCTTGGCGCGACAGTGAAGCCATTCTCTTCGCCACTCCGCAGGTTATCGCCGCGCTCAACGTCGAAGCACTCGCCGCCGCGTTCCACATCGATAAAGTCAACGTGCCGTATCGCATCATCCCGATTCCGGAGGATATGTTCGGTATCGGCGGTGCGGCCGGTAAGGTGCAGGCTGTGCTGACCACGGAAGACTTCTTCTTCTGTTGGGACGAAATGCTTGAAACCACCAACTCTCCCGTCAATCCAATTGACGGCACGCGCAACATCTTCTATAAGCATAGGGGGTCTATCACTCCGAATCCGTTCGCCAACGCGGTTCTCTTCTGGACCGGCGAAGGCTCCAATGAGTCCGTGACCCTGCCGGATACGCTCACCACCTCGAAGCCTGAGTTCACTCTGCGCGTGCGCAAGTATGGACAGCCCGCCATCACCCCCCAAAACGTTTCTCGTGGCGACTTGGTGCAGGTCGAGTCCGTCATTACCAGCGCCAACAAGGATACGGCGTCGTTCCAGCCGGTCGGCATCAAGTACACGCTTGAGGGTGCCACCTCACAGTTCACGTCGATTGATAACGACGGAATTTTGCGTTGCGGCCTTGACGAAACCGCCGAAGAGCTCAAGGTCACCGCTCAGGCAACCTACATCGATCCCGCGCATCCTGAAATCGACCAGACGGTTTCCGCCGCATTGTCCGTGCCGGTGGTTGGCGCATGGCTCGGTGGCTGGAAGGCAGGAGCCATCGAGTCCATTGAGATCCAGGGCGAAAAGTCGGTCAAGGTTAAGGAGCATGTAGCACTTAAGGCGATTGCCACCAAGACGGACGGCAACACCGCAGACGTGACCAACCTCGCCATGTGGACTGTGGACGCTAATGCGACTGTCACACCCAACGGCGTGCTGACTGGAACCGTGGCGGGCACTGTCAATGTTTCCGTGAAGTTCGCGGGAGCTGCTGGAACGGCGAAGGTCACCGTTACCGCCGCCGCCTGACAATAGACGCTGGCTAGTAAAATAGGTGTGAGAAGATAATTCTCGCACCTATTATTTTTAGGAGGACTTTTATGAGCGCAAATGACCTACCGATTAATTTTTCGTACGCGAAATGGACGCCAAACACACGATTCAAACTCTGTAACGTGCCGTGGGACATGGGCTATAGGGATATAGTCAAATGGAGCAGACGGATCCAGCACGACTATTTCGAGCGTCTGGACGGCATCGAGTTCGCAAACTGCACGATGGCGAAATACGGACTGCCGGTACGTCTACCGGTGCCGTTCGCTCAAGCGTCACAATACAATTATCTAATTGCGACGAACGACTACGATTTCGACACCCCCCGTTCATGGTATTACTTTGTCCAGACGTGCGATTACGTCAACGCCAACACCACACAACTCAATATCCAACTTGACGTGTGGCAAAGTTTCCAGCATGACATCCAGCTCGGCAACGCCTATGTCGAACGAGGGCATGTCGGCGTGGCGAACGAAAACGCTTGGAAAGATTATGGCCGAACCTATCTCGACCTACCCGAAGGACTGGACACCGGTAAGGCAATGGTAGTCACGGAACAGCGATACAAGAGTCTGATTGGAGAGACGAACGGCTACACCACCTTCGGCGTGATCGTGGTGTCCACCACGAAACTGGACACTGACCCCGGCACCGCAAGCGCGCCGAAAACCACGTGCGCGGACGGCAGCGCTTTTGAAAACCACACAAACGGCACCGCATTATACTATTTCTCGGACGCTTTGGACTTCCTCGCCGTCATAGAGGCCGGTGCTGAATATCCTTGGGTGACTCAGGGTATTTGCGGCATCTATGCCATTCCACAGCTTCCGGAGGCGCTACTGAAAAAACAGCCGAAGCCGGGCGTGTTTTTTCATCACATGATTGATTGGCGCGGCGACTGCTACCGTTTGGAGGTTCGGCATAATGACGCTAAAAGCCGCTACGCCGACATTATCCACATCACGAATTTTCGAGATAATTTCAAACTCCCCGAACGCTACAAATATCTGAAAAAATTCCGCACCGCACCATACGCCGTACTGGAATGCTCGTGCCTCAACGGAACCGTAATCACTTATAATCCCGAGCAGATACCAAGCGCCGACTTGACAATTCGTGAGTCGTGGGACTACGCGCCGCCTTCCCCGCGACTCAACTTTTATCCGCGCGGATACAACGCCGGAAGTGTCAGCGAACAGTCGCCGTTGCCGAACGACTCCGGGCTGCCGATCGATTCGGGCGAAATGCTTAATGCAAGCTTTGGCATCACTAATTTTCCTACCTTTATGACGGTCAACAACGGTAGTGCCTTGGCCTTGGCCAATAGCGCCTACACGAGGGCGTATGCGCAACAGTCGGCCGATTGGGCACAGCAGAAAACCCAGATGGGCATCAACAACGCCTACGCTCAAGCGCAACTCGGCGCCCAGTACGCGAGTGCCCAGAATCGACTTGGCACCTCGAATCGTAATGCCATGAATGCGATTAGCAACCAGAGCGCGCAAATAGGCACCGATTTGACGCTGAAAAACCTTGGCTTTAATAATCAAATGGCACAGATCAACACTATCGGCAGTGGCGTGGCGAACGCGGTTGGTTCCGCCGTCGCGGGTAATGTTGGCGGTGTGGCCGGTGCCATTGCGGGCACTGCAATCGGCGCATGGACAAACCAGATGACCTATGATAACAACGTGTCAACCGCGAACCAGCAATTGGCGAACACGCAAACCACTAACAACGCATCGACATCACAGGCCAACGCCTACAGTCTCGCACAAACGAATCTGTCCAATCGGCAGACTATGCAGTTCGCGGATATGAACCGGCAACTTGCCCAGGCGACGGCGCAAGGCGATTATGAGAACACGATTGCGGGCATTAACGCGCAAGTGCAACAAACCCAAACCATACCCCCTACCACGTCGGGAGCGTTAGGCGGTGACGCTTTCAACCTTGCCAACGGATTGATTGGTGTCATGGTACGCTTCCGGCAGATACCACCCGCCGCCATGCGCTCCATCGGTGAAGTATGGCTAAGATACGGATATTACGTGCAACGCTTCATGAAACTGCCGGAAAATCTCATGGCAATGAGCAATTTCACCTACTGGAAGCTCCATGAATTGTACGTAAGGTCTACTACGTGTCCAGAAGAATACCGGCTTACAGTCAAAGGTATTTTCGAGAGTGGCGTAACGGTATGGACTGATCCTGATAAAATCGGCGTGACTGACTACGCGGACAACGTGCCATTATCCGGTATCGCGTACTGACACATATAATGGAGAGAGCATATTAAGAAGCTCTCTCTATTATTTTTTAGGACGGTGATTATGAGCAAACGCAATAACGCAAGGAAGGCCGCGCACTGGGATAACCAAAGCGTGCTCGGCTCCATGTGGGGCAATTTGAATCTGCCCGAAATGCGGCAAAGCCTGCGCATCAATCAGTACATGAAATTGATTGAAATGTTGGCGGTGAGCCGGTTCAAATGGATTAATTTGCCTCCGTACATTGACGAACGATATTTGGAACTGACTCTATTCGAGAACGGTTTGGCACTCTTCTTCCCCGATAAACGCAAGGGAGTGAATCGTTTCATGGTCACGTCGGGCAATATCGGGGGCGTCAATAATTACAACAATCCAACCTCGTTCCAGCCGGTAGCCACGAATTACTCGCACCCGCAAATGGGCTCGAAAGAATGTGTCCCGATTTGGGACAACCAATTACGTTGTACCATGATTGATGTCATGTGGAATTACGCCACGCGATTGGCGATTGCCGACCGCGCGCTTGACGTCAACTTGGACAATATCAGCGTGCCGTTGATTATCGCCACGTCCGAAACCAACAAACTCACCGTCCAAAACCTCATGAAGGCGCGTGAAGACGGAGATCCATACGTGTACGCCTACGATTCGGCGGATATCACCGGTATGTTTCAGACTTTTCCGAACATGACGCCGTTTTTGGCGGACAAAATCATCACGACGAAAACGCAGATTTGGAATGAATTAGTCAACTATCTTGGCATCGACAACAGCACGACGGAAAAGAAGGAGCGACTGCTTGAGTCGGAAGTCACGGCCGGAAACAGTCGTACGAACGTTTTCCGCTTGAGCTATCTTAAGGCACGTCAACAGGCGTGCGATACGATTAACCGGTTGTGGCCGCAAATGGCCGACTCGGGGCATCCTATCGGCATCGAGTGGAACGACACTACGAGTGGTGGCTTGCTGGACGTTGACGGAAACAAGGAGGAATAATAATGGTGCAGGACTTGAGTATGTATGCCGTTAAAGACAGCATGGCGGATTACACTTTGACGCTTGGCAATCTGATTGCACGCGGTTTTAATACGGACGAAAAACTGCATTTGAGCGTTCAATATTACCCGATTTTCGACGAAAAATATAGAGCGAAATTGAATGAGAAAATCGTGGCACACTACGCATTGCGTGAAATCGGCAGTGAAACGCCACAGATGTTCGTTTTTTATCTAGGTAGGACAATGCGCGAACAGATGGACTATTACAATCAACTGTATTTATCCGCGCAACATAAGTTCGATCCTTTTATAACGTCCGACATTCGGCAGGAAATGGATTCGACGAACACGAACGAGTCCAGCGGAAAATCGAGCGGCACGCAATCGAATAAGTCCACGGCTAACAGCACGTCCGATACCACCGCCGACAATTCGTCAATGACGTTTAATTCGGAGTTTCCGCAAACTCGTATTGACGATTTTCGCAAGTATGCGACAACCGCAAGCCAAACGGACTCTACCGGCAACACGCATACAAGTACACAGCAGGATAGTACGGCAACCGTGTCCAGTACCAGCAACACCGATTTTTCGCACTCATCCGACAAGGGTAACAGCGTGTCGCATACGCTCGGCACTAGTGGTTCGCAGTCGCAGCTTTTGCAGGATTGGCGTAACACCATGCTCAATATCGACATGATGGTAATTAACTCGCTTGAGGAACTATTTTTAGGGATGTGGGGTAGTGGCGACAATATGACCAACGTGCCGCAGCTTTACAGCACCTCGTTAGCCTATAATCTCGGTCACTAGAGTATACTTAATACAGACAGTTAGGAGGATTAATGAACGGAATAAACCTATGCGCCGCACCGCTCGACATCGATCCGCGACAACGCTATTTCACTACAGTTCAGCCGTTCTCATACCGCGACACGTTGACAGTGCTCGGCTACGTCCAGGAGGTTGCAAGCCATCTGGACGAACTGCGCGAACAGCTCGACAATCTCGCCAAAGACGAAAACGCCGACATCGAAGCCATCAAACAGCTAGTAGCCGGTTTCAACGAGCAGTTCGAGCGCATCAACAGAACATTGGATGACTTGGAAAAACAAGTCGGCCAATATGAAGACTCTGACTTAACCTATAATCCGACTCGTGGCAAGTACGAGGACTCAAAAAACACGAATCGAGACATGTACCGTGAGCTTGCCGTTTTCGGCGCGCGCGTCAACCAAATGGCACAATTGTCCGCGCCTATGGCCGCCGCGCACACGTGTCTTGAGTTCGCGGTGCTTGGCAACAAAACCATTTTTCACAACGACGAACCACGCATCACGCCACGCGACGTACACGTGGATGACGGTGAACCGGTCAACTCGCTAACGGTTGAAAATCTCGCCAATGGCATCGTGGTCAACAATTTCATGAAAATCGCAAAATAATAGGAAGGATTACGGCAAATGACCAGCAAAACTCCAAATTACAATCTTGAAAAGTATGACGCGACGGACGCGCCGAACCTTGAGGGGCAATACAATCACTCAATGGACATCCTTGACACGACGTTGAAAACGCAGTCGGAGAAGATTGACGCTATTCCTACACCTGAATCTTTGCCGGAAGGTTTGAAAGAGTTCGCCTCCGCTCTCGGATTGAGCAGCGCTAACGCCAACGCGCTCGGCACCGCCCTCAATCACTTTCTCAACCGTACCCCCGCAACCGGTGGCGGACAGTATACCGTCAAAAACCTCAACAATACGAAAGTCACTGCGGAGGGCTTGCCGTTCGTTTCCACCACTGCTTCGGGAAAGTGACGATTATGGCAGACAGTCAGCAGACCACTCCCGTGGACTCCGCCGCATACGATGTGACGCGACGTTGGGGGCTTCCCCTCTATAATGACACAACGTCTATGGACTTACGCGATGGATACAATCGCGCCATGCGCATGATTGACCAGATCCTCACACAACTACAAACCCAAATTCGAGAAAAGGATTAATGTAAAATGGCTACCGTATATACGAAAACCGATAATTACGGATTGAACCTCTACGGCGACAATGATCCAGCCGATCTACGCGACGGTTATAACGGCTCCATGCGCACTATCGATACGACGTTCGAAACGCATCTTAACCGCATCGAGAACGTAGAGTCGCGTGAAACGTACGATGAAGAAGTGGTCAAAGCACTGCTTGGAGCCAACACAGTGGTCAATGCCACCGCAGCTAAAACCAAGTGGGACAAAGCCGGTGCCGACGCCGGCGACAAAGATGTCGACCTGCCCGTCGGTGTCTTCCCAGATCTCGGGACCGGTGGTCTCATAGTGCGCCTTGGGGTTCGCGGGGTTGACAAACTGGCCGGCGATGAAGCTTCCCGGCGTCTGCGCGGCGATCTCTTCAGCCTTGGCGATGGCACCCTTCATGCCCTTTGCGCCGTCGGAGAGAACGAGCTCTGCGCCGTAGGCCTTCATCAG